AGGAAGTTCTGAAGGCGCACCCCATACCATAGTACCTGAGTTACTATCAAAATACGGAATACCTTTAATGTCTGTAGGTTCCCAAAGACTCAAACGAATGTCAATCAAATGCGCATTTGTAAAACTGTCAGTAATCTGACGTACAATATCTGACTTACCAATGCCCGGAGGTCCCCAAAGAAACAGCGGCCGTTTTTTAAGCATTGCATGCTTGATTGACGCTTTTGCGCTATTAGGGCTTACAGTACGTGTTCCAGTATCCATTTTGCATTCCTTTTAAGTGTGTGTTTTGTTACGCTATGTATATATTATAGCACCAATACAGGAAATGTCAAGTGTTTTATAAGAACTTAGGAACTTTTTTGTCTATTCATGGCCTTTGTAATGCCATATTTGCGAAGATCGCCGCTGAAAAGAGTAAGTTCGACTGCTTTCTTTTCGTTCGTTACTGTGATACTTTTGTGTGTAAGATAGTAAGGGCAGTCAATAAACTGATCTAAGAATATAATAACTTGCGTAGTAAGCGGCATATCCTTAGCAAAAGGTATATCGTATATTGCTAGATCTATCTGTAGGAGAACCTCAAATCCTGTGTCCGTTAGCCTTAGGCCGCCCGCACCTTTATCTCTGTTGTTTTTCCACCACAGAGGAATGTATTCTTTTATAGTTGATTCGTTTGTACTTTTATCTAGTTCTTTTAGAAAGATTTTAGTATAAGTCTCTTTCCAGTTCATTCTTCTGTAACCACCTCACCGTTAGTGAGCTTATATACTGCAAAGTCTTCACATCTAAACATTTCGTTTAATTTTTTAGAAAGATTATGTGCATGTCCGGGATTACTAAAGCTAGTTTTCTTGTACTTAGGTCCGGGATAATTTGTTAGGGCATTTGCACTTTTAAGATTGAACGGCTTACTCTGATAAAAAACTGCCCAGATAGCGTCAGCTTCTAAAACTTGTTCTGACTTATACGTTTTATTGTTTATATTTTCTAAAATAACTGTTGGCTTTGGTCTACTCATATACGTAATCCTTTAATTAACTACGTATATATTTATCTCTTTTCAACAGTTATCTGCGTACTTAAAACTTAGATCCACCATCGAGTTTAATCTCAATAATTTCATCGTTGTTATTTTTAGATTGTGCAACTAATAGTTCAAGATCGCCATGTAAACGACTCATAACAGCACCGAGTGTAAATGCCAGTGTCTTTGCTGTAGCAATGTCTAGTTTAACTTCTCTTGCACGGCTTTGTTCAGCAGCCTTTACAGCATTTAAAAACTGTTGTAAAGGAATAGTGTTTAACGGTTCAACGATTTGCAATTGATAACTCCTGACGCATTTCTAACTCAAACTTAAACGGGCCTCTAGTTTCGTATCGTTCCACTGTAATAAGTTTAGGGCAATGGCTCTTAACCCATCCTTTGTCAAACTTAATAATATAATATCCTGCACAGTATTGACTTTTTGAATTATTGCTTTTAGTAAACAATGGAAGTTTACGTTTTACATCATACAGCGTATTAAACGGATTAACACTAGTTGGGAATCCGTGTACTATAAACAGGTCAGGTGTATCGTCTACTACTTTTGGTGTAATATCACTCCAAATAATATCAGTACCAAACTTTTTCTTCATTTGTCGTTTATTGTCAAAGAAACAAGTTTCTACACGACTACTAAACATATATCGATTGTCATTCCATGTCATAGTACCGATACGTTGTTCGTTGCTTTCAACAATCCAAAATTTATCTTTTAGTACAGGTTTTGCTTTTAATGTCATACTGGATACCTCGCTTGTAATGGTTCTGCATAGCTTTGTGCTTGATCTGCAATACGTTGCATATCCCACTTGGCACAAAACTTCATAAGACGCATGCCTACTTGCGTAATTTCTTTAGGCACCGCATTTTCTGTGATAGTTGTATTAATAATTTCTCTAATGTCTGCAGGTTGTGCAGTTAAATCACATAATACTACGTTACGATTATAATCATCTAATACACGATGCTCTGCACCTTCGTGATCGGACCAACGTTGTAACATCATGTTATTCCAATTAAAGCCTTTTGAAGTCTTATCTTCGTATGCTTCTATAAGACCAACTTTGTTCTTAGTACCTTTTGTACGTACACCTGGATACGCACTGAACACATTATCGCTTGTATCGCCACGCATACATTTCTCAAACAGCATAAATGCAGGGTGCGGCGCAGGCTTTGCTTCTTTAGTTTTCTTATCAATTACTCGCTGGCCTTTGTCATCAAAATAACCTTCGTGTGTAATAGTCATGTTAGCAACGCCATTATATTGCTTTACATTAGGCGCAATAAGTTGTGCAAAGTCACCATCTGTACTAATAATAATATGAGTATCATTAGGATGCATTTGTACCCAACCAGCAATTAAGTCATCTGCTTCTAGTTGCGAATGACGCATAACAGTACAATTAGTCTTTTCAGTAACGAAGTTTTTAAACTCGTCAAAGATACCCCAGAATGCAGTATCTTCTTCTGCTTCTGTTACAGATAGTTTGCCGCGGGCAACTTGCCTGTTGCGCTTGTAGGGCTCGTAAAAGTCCTTGCGCCAGCTACGACCTTCTAAACAGAACACAACGTGATCTGCTTTAAAGTCAGTCCATGCTTTCTTTACACTGTTTAGCGTAATGTGTAGTGCCATGCCTACCTTTGTGTCGATATCGCCGCGTACTACGTGACGAGCTCTAAAGAACGTATTTGCTGTGTCTACCAGAATGTATGTACTCATATTATATATGTGCCTTTAGTGTTATCATTATAGCATATGATTGATAGAATGTCAATCATGATACTTCGCTTTTGCTTTTATTAATAGGCACTACGTTAATGTACCCCATTTCTCGCGCTGTGTTAAGACCTTCTTCGCCTAACACTTGCATAGCAATAGTTCGAAACCATCCATCTACAATCTGTTCGTTTGACTCACCGCTATAACCAGCATCAAGTAGTTCTTCAATAAACTGATTATTCCAATCAAGCTCAAAGAAACCGTTCTTAATATTCTTTGGATTAATTTGTGTATCTAACACAGCAACCCATGCTTCGCCTTTAGCAGTAGCAGCTTCTTTTTCTTTAGCAAGAATTGCTCTGCGTAAATATTCATTAGTAGATTCTACAGGCATTTCTTGTTGTACTTTTTCTTCTCTGCCTAGTAGCTTATTGAGCCATTTCATATGTGTTTCCTTAGTTTATCGATTTGTTCATCTTTGTGTACGCCCTGCCTAAGGGCGTTAAGCGCATCGTCATCAAGTCCCCCAGGCATTTCCGAATAAGCTAATGTGGAGTCTCGGAGTGAATCGGTATCCTTTTGCCATAGCAAGTTTTGCAACTTCTTGTACGGTAAGGTTATAACCTTCTGTACGACCGCCCATCGGCATAAGATATACTGGAACATTGATCCCAATTTTTCTGTAAGCCTCGACAGCTCGATCAACTTCTTCAACGTCAACGCTGTCAGCAACAACAAATTTAAAATACATGTCAGCATTAAGTATAGAGCGGTAATTGGCAGCAACAGCAGGCTTAATAGCGTCTGTCCAAGATTCACCAGATACGGAGAGCTTGGGCGAACAACTAAACGTTGTTTTAAATCTTGCCTGATTCTTAAGGTAATCGGCAAACTCCGTGTGTAAAAATTGTGTAGTGTTTGTTTCAAATGTAACATTCTTTAAGTCCTTCATTCTAGGATGCTCAAACAACTCAATATACAAACGCTGCCAAGCAAGTAGCGGTTCACCGCCAGTGAGAATCAAATGGACATCCTGTCCATTATCCATAGTCCACTTACCTTCTGGAGTAAGCGACAGTATATGTTCTACAACTTCGTCGATAGTCTTGTCCATTACAAGATGTTTGAACTCAGGATAGATACTTGCGTAAGTGTCGCAGCCAGTAAACACCAGCGGCAAGTCTTCAAATACTTTTGCAGTTAGATGCACACCGGAGTCAATAAGTTTTTTAACTTCTGGATTATATTTAGCTTTAGGAGTACCACGAGGAAGTCCAAAGTTTTGACAACGGAAGTTGCAACCATATGTACGTAGGAATACACTAGGTACACCTACATATGCACCTTCGCCTTGTATACTGTAAAAGGCTTCGCTATATCTCAATTTCATCGTGCAAACTCCTGTTGCAGTTTAATATTGTCAAAGAATTCTTTCTTTGTACCAGCATCGTGTTTAAAGCTACCTTCAAGTACAGTAGTTTGTGTAAGACTACTATTTGCCATGATGCCGCGATTCTCACAGCATCCGTGTGTTGCTTGAATATACACTCCTAAGTTACTAGTACCTGTAGCAGCTTTAATCTCACGTGCGATGTCATTACACAGTTCTTCTTGTAATGTACCACGTCTAGCACACCACTGTGCAATACGAGTATATTTGCTAAGACCAATTAACTTTTGAGAAGCAATAATGCCAATATAAGCAATGCCACTAACGGGCTGGTGATGATGACTGCACATGCTACGCAACTCACTGCGAACAACCAACATGCCTTCATATCTATCCTCGCTGTCATTTGGGAACGCCGTTGCACTAGGCATAGGATCATAACGTCCGCTCATAATCTCATTGTAGTACATTTTAGCAAGGCGCTTTGCAGTACCTTTGCTGTTAGGATCATTTTCACGATCAATTAGCAGTGTGTCAAGTACACTTTCAAATGCTTGTGCAGCTTCGTTGATAAGGATGTCTTTTGTATCATTGGAAATATATTCGCTGATGTTATCGCCTGCCCAAAAGCGTTTATTTTCCGAGTGCATCTTCTCACGAAGCACTTGAGATAAGTTTTTTTCTGTCATTTATTTCTCCGAGTTATTGACGTGGATGTCTTATATACTATTAAGTATACACTGTTATTTAGGCTTTGTCAAGTAGTTTCTTATAATTTCCTTTTTCAGGAATTACGTGCCTTACGCCACCTCGAGGATCCGCCATGTCCTCTTTGCGTCGTGGAATCAAATGTACATGAGCATATTCTACAGTTTGTCCTGCCGCTTCGCCTACATTCTGTCCTATGTTAAACGCTTCACAATATCCACGTTCTGTCCAATCGTATCCCCACTTGTATGCTGCTTCCCAGCATTTTACAAGATGTTGCCAATCTTCTACTTTAGGAACAAAAAGAACGTGACCTTCTGTTACCGGAAAGTCGTCCTTATATACTGTAAAGTCTTTTGTATCTACTAATACTTCAGTCCAAGGTTTAGTATTCATTAACAGTTTCCCAAGGATAAACTAACCAAACGTCATCTTCTGCTTTGTTAATTTCGTGACAAGTATAATCTACGGTGCCGTTAAACCCACTTGCTAGATTATCTGTAAGTGTAGCAAAGCGAACATTCTTATGCCAAACTGTATTCCAAGTTTCTTCATCGGGCAAACAACTGCTCTGCCAATCTTCTTTAATCCAATTGAATGTAGCACCGCTATTGTTGATATCATCTACAATAAGAATATTCTTACGCAGTGACAGGTCCCATCTTGCACCAGTAATGCCAGTTTCTTCAGCATTATTATATCCAAACGCTTCCTCGCTCATCCAAAGATTA